AAGTAATATCTAAACTAGTGCTAAAAGGAACTGGTTTTTCAAACCAGACAGCATTCTTAGAAATAAGAGCTATAACAGTTGTATCATCCTTTATTTCTCCAAGTGCTGTTGAGCTACCAGAGAATCCCCAAAGCAAACCAGCAGTACCTAATGCCTCTACAGCACTTGTACCAGTGATTTCCTTTGACTTTACTTTTTGAGCACTTGAAGTACCGTAAAATGTTTTTTCAATAGCCGCCATAGCTATCCTCCTTTAATACGCCAAAGGGGGCAAAAGCCCCCCTTGACATTTGTTTAAGATGGGTCAGCCCCAATGCCTGAAATGGTAGTTGTATCCTGACCAACTGCTGAGCCAGTCATATAGACTGTTGCGGTAAGTCCACCGCCACCATTATCATATACTTTCAACATATGAGCACCTTCTGGTACTGTTAATACTCCATCTGTAAATGTAACATCTAATGTTTCATATACATACGAATCATTCAGTCCTCCAGCACTACTAGCTGTAGATACGGTAACATCGTCAGCGGATGCGTGTACTATTGCTCCTGCACCTGCAAGACATAAAGTATCACTACCACTAGCAGAAAGTACTGCAACATTTTTAGTGAATCCACCTGCTTTTGTTGTAGTCCAAGCCATACGTTACCTCCTTACGACCATTTCAGAATAGCGTGAGTTTCTGGAAGTTGGATTTCTAGACCAGCTTCGGTCATTACCATATCTTTCCGTCCATCTACGTTATTATTCTGAACATTAGTGATGATATGAGTATCACGAGATACCCCATTACCTTTAAGAGGACGATATGCTACATTAGCCATATCAACCGCTATACAGTAATTCTCCCAAGGCCCACGAAGTAGAGGGTCAGCGATAAAATGAAGATTACCAAAAATGGTATTAATCATTGTTACCTGATGACCGAAACTACCTTTGATGTTTTGAACATCAAGGCTATACTGAGAGGAACCAACACTATTGTTAAGGAAACCACTACCACCCAATTTATTCAAGTAAGAAATTACCTTACGAGAAGCAAGTACCAGCTTGTTACCACTGTTACCAGATTCGGGAGCAAAGAAATCCTCCATTGCATCAAGGAACGCATCATACCCTGAAGAAGCGTAAGACATATTGTATATCTTACCATTCGCCTCAGTATAGGGTATAATACCCCAAGAGTAACGAGTAGGAGCACCAGAACCTTCAACAGAATCTGTTACGGCGTGGGCTCTACCCTCGCCAAAAAGCATAGCTTGCTCTAAGTCCATCTTGTGTTCCATTAGTTTCTCCTGCCAAACCCGTTTGTACTCATCAGCTTTGCCACGATACCTTGTAGCTAAAGATGTTCCTGAGAACATAGGAATAGCAGTTTTGAAAATCTGACAGTATCCTTCTCTGTCATACATCTCATCTCTCCAACCTTTTGGGTCGATATCACCCTCTGCCCAAGCCGAGCCAATTACTTGACCTTTATTGCCAGCGGTAAATGTTACATCTGCTTGTGCAAATTGTGGAACTAATGTAAGATTAGCTTCACCTGCTGAATCAAGGTCAACTACAGTGACCTTAAATCGTCTTGGAGTTCCATCATCATCAGCAATAGCAACTATTTGCCCGGGGATGAAAAACTGGGGTTGAGAATTAGCCGCAACTTTGCCATATTTGTCATAACCACATTCAACGGCCGCCGCTTTAGTACCTGTATCTAATGCATAGGTAGCTTGAGTGATAGTATCGTGAACTGTGAAATTACGTCTCTGCCATTGATGACGTTGTTCAAGGAACTTGAATACGGGGTCATCAGTTGGCTTTTTCGCAACTTTAGACAAATAAACAAAGAAGGGAGATTGTGATGGTGCGAGTTCTGCCACTCGCTCTCCGAAGTTAAATAACCTTCGGTTGTCGTTAATACTAAGCCCTTGGGGTGCAACCCCCGGAGCGGTACTATGTAAGTCAACAGCCATTGTTAAACCTCTTTATTTATGACTGCAATCCCACCCGGATAAGCCTAAGCTATGTCCAAGGATTTTTAGAATTGTAGTCGTTAATCAAATCATTCATAATGCCATCTTCAGTCGACTGACTAGTCGCCTCATTCGAAGAAGGCAAGACACCCATTGGAGAAGGAATACTCTGTGCATTCTTAGTTTGCTGGAACTCAGGGCTCGGTTGAGGAGGTGCCTGAGTAGGCGCAACTTTAGGATTCACATTTAATCCTTGTTCCATCTGGTATAACTTCCAAAGATTATCAAGTGTAACTGATTCTGGGTTGGACATCTTTTCAATAAAGTCAGCAACTACATTGTCGTCTACATTGTGAGTTTCAGAAATATGTCTTTTAACATTCTCCATAGCCTCCCAACGCTCTCGTTGAACCTTATTATGTTCTTCCTTTTCACGTTGTTCGGTTACAATAGTCTCACGTTCAGCCTGTAACATAGCGCCTTGATATTCAACATACAGACGATTATATTCGTCCATATCGTCTCTCCATTCTTCACTTTTATCTAAATAGATAGCAGATTCAGATTGGGGGTCTTCCATAGCATCAGCTCTACTAAAATTGGAAGGTTTTTTGGGTTTTTCAGGAGCGTCTGGAAATTCTTCCACTGCCTCAGCTGGAGCCTGTTCTTGTTGAACTTGTTGGGTTTGGTTAGAAGCAATAAGTTGGTCTTTCAATTTATCGTTCTGCATCCGCATTTCTTCAAGATTAGACTTCATTTTATCAGCCTCTGACTGCCAATATTGATAACGAACTTGTTCATTATCTACTGGAGCCTCAGGTTGAACTACTGGTTGTGGTTGTTCCTGTTGGGTTGTCTCTGGGTCTGGGGCCGCAAGAGGTCTTGTCTCTTGGGGTGCCCATATTGAGTCCTGATTTGTTCCACCGAAGATTGCATCTTCTACGGTAGAGTCCGAGATACCTTCATTTGCTTCAACAACCTGTTCTTGAACAGGAGCAGGAGCATCTTGAGGTAATCCTAACGGAGTATCTAGTGTAGTTTGTTCAGCCATCATTCATTCCTTGCTTTAGGAACTCTTCTTCTTCTTACTGGACGAAGAGGTATCCTGTTTCTTGTCCTTGGAGGCCTCTCTGACCTCTTTGGCAATTTGTCCAGTTGCGTCTTGAAGGCGTTTCTCGAAGACGGTTCCAGCGGCTTTCGCCTTATTTGACTGGGCGTCTAAATCGCCTTTAAATTTTTCTAATTCTGCCTTCTGTTTAGCGTGATATACTTCACGTTCTCTGGTCTGAAGGTCACCGCTTAATTCTTTTATTTCATTCTGAGCTTCCTCAAGTTGCTGTTCAAGTTTGCCAATAACATCAGTTCTTTGCATCACTCCCTCAATATCAAAAACTTCTGTTTTCTTCAGAACTTCCTGTCTATCAATTATCCCGTTCTTGTAAGCATCCATATATAATTCTAATTGTGCATACCTATTAGTCGGTAGAGTACTACCTGTTACGACAATAACGTCATAGGCCCCAACACCAATATCGTTTAAGATTTTGATTTCACCCGACTTATCATCAACCATCCGTTTATTCATCATAAACTCAGACATCGAGTTATTAGGGTTAATTAATCTAAACAACTTTTCTGATTTATACAACTGTTGACACATTGGAATTGCAACTTCTCCAGCTCTCTTCAATCCAGCCTCAATATCCATCAATTTTGAACGTATTTTTCTTTGTCCAAATTCATCAAGTGACACTGTTGCCTTGTAAGTATGTGGAGCTACATCTGAATTCCCCATCATTAGTTCATATAATCCTAACTGATGGTCAATATCATTTTTTGCTGTATTCTCATTTTGGTATAATTCGTTAGGCAACGGAGTTGGTTGTACTGGCTGAGGAGCACCATTGTCCATATCTACCTCTATTGCAACTCCCGGTTGTGCCCATTTCTTTTCAAATTCTCTCATATCAACACTACCAGAAGGTACGAGTATCTTAACATTAGTACTTGTAGTAGCGTGAGCAATAATAAGACTTCGTGTCTTGTTAATGTATTCCTGCATACCCTTAACCATTCTAACATCACCTATAGGATAAGGTGTTCGTGTATGTTGGTTCATAAATAAAACAATAGGATAGTTTTCCGTGGGCAATACCCTTCCATATAAGTACTTATCACCCATTATAACACACATTTTTACTCTAGTCTGATTGATTTTAACAATATCTATCTGTTTTTCTCTGAGTAAATCGTCTTTAATTATTTCTTCAATCGACGGTGGTTGAAGTTGTGCCATCTGATTTTCAAATTGTTTTTGAGCCGCTTCAGCTTCGTCTTGTTGGTGCTTCTGGAGGTCAGACAGTTGCAGTTGCATCCTTTCTGGTACCATATTGCCCATCTGGACTTCTTCTTGCATTTTGTTTTGAGCTTCGATAAACTGGACTGCGTGCTCCTGACCCATCCTCGCAAGAGCGTACTCACCTTCTTCTTGAATTTGTTGTAGTTGTTGCTCGTATTCCCTCTCGTATTTCTCTTGTTCTTGAGCAACAATGGCCGCATCCTCAACAATTTGCCCGTTGATTTTCCAGAGCCTTTCCTTCTTGTACTCTTCATATTCTTGCCCCTCTTGGAGCATATGTTCAGCACCACTCCATTTTTCAAATACTCTATAAAAATTAAGTTGAACCTTCATATATCGCTCATAACCACGAATATATTCATCATTCTCACCCCAACCGACTGCTTGAGTTTGAGTCTCAGTGTCTTCTGGGAAAACTACATCTCCATCATCCTCCCTACCAGTAACAGGCCTATCCGTGTAAAGGTCTGACTCTGCAACTTCTATAGCATCTGAATACATAGGATACAGTTTCATAGCCTGATTCCTAGTGTACATTCTGGAAATTATAATACTTTCAGCATCGTCACCCATCCTATCACGAGAATTAGGGTCAATGTATAAATCCAGTGGGTCAATATCTTTTAATATTACCTCACCCTTACCATTATCTTTCATTGGGTCTTGATAAACAAGAAGAGCACCAAGCCCAGTGACATAGTAATCGTCTACAACATTTCGCAGTGCTGTATCCCCCTCGCTAATTTGCCAGATGTATTCTAACAAACCATTGAGTACCTGTGCGACTTTGTTATCACTATCTTCTCGAGGAGAGACTCGGAAGGAAGGTCTTTTTGAGGTTAGTAAAGCCTTAGCAGACTCAACTGCGGGATGGATTCGATTGACTACAACTGGAGCTTGGCCTCGCTCTTCTAAAGTTGCTCGTTGTTCAGCAGTCCATTGTCTGCCTAGCCTAAATTCTCTGTCTTCCTGAGCGTGAGTAGCCCACCCATCTCGTTTACTGGAATACATTCGAAACATAGCAACGGTGTCATCCACCAACGTCTTATATTCCGTCTCACTTTGTGGCTCTTTGTATACTTCTATCATTCCTCAAAAAGATTATAATTTTACACTCAAAGTTATAGCCTACATAGTTAGCCAATCAAGAACTTTATTCCTTTTTTGGACAACTTTATCTGGGTCAAAAGCATCTCGCTTTACTCTACAGGGAAAATGACCATCGAGTGCATAGTATATAGCATCTAATATATCATCGTGCTTCCCCTTAGGATAAGAAAGAAACTCTTGTTGTGCTGGTAAATCCCTTGGTCTAAAGTAAAATTGCCCCTTCGCTAACATAGGAACTAAGGATATGAGTCTCTCACTCTTCTTATTCCTAGGTTTTACACCTTTTTCTAGCCCAGCAATGTAAAGACCCTGCTCCAGCATCATTTTACGAGTAGCCTGTCTCAATGCCTCCTGATAACCAGTAGTTTCTACCTTCATACGCTTAGGCCTGTATCTCTTAAAAACATCTATAATTTTATCTGGCTGTAATGCTGGATTAATCTTTTCACGAAATATATCAACTATATACTTGTTTCCTTCAGAATCTACAGCAATAGTCGCAATAACAAAAAAGTCAGAACGTGCAGAAAGAGAAGATGCTGGGTCTATACCACTATAAAGCTCTACGGGCACTATTTCCTTATCACCAGCGATTGTTCTCACTAGACAGGCTTGTCCGTTTATCCTTTCAAAAGAATAATGGTGTAATTTAACATATTCAGGTTTAAATGGAGCATTATCAGGAGCTTGGGCCTCATTCATATATTCCTGAAAGAATCCATTAAGATTCCCAACTCCTTCAAATTCAGCCTTAATAGCGTCAATTCTGGATGAAGGGAACCTTTCGGGCCATATTGAATTACCCTCATCATTTATAATAGAATACCAAAGCACTTTCCAAGCTGGAGACTCTTTTGCCCAATATAAGAAGCAATCCTCAGATATAACTGTTCCTATCATTACTATTCTTCCATCATCTGATAATGAAGGAATAACAGCTTCAGTCATCCACTTACGGTTTTTAGCCCTTGCTTCAGGTGTATTAGCGTTTAACTCAGATTCGAAGTCATCAACAATAATAAGATTAGGACGAGTATCACCCTCAATAAAGCCACGCACCCTTTGACCTGTCCCAACAGCAATTATTCGTGTACCGTTTCCGAGTATGATGTCATTCCCAGTCCATCTTTTAGCTGTGTCAGGGCCCATATCTCCGAAGAGTCTTCTGAAATTATTCGAATTTTCGAGATGGTATTTAATCCGGGATAAGAAATTAATGCTCTGCGTTTGCGACTCGGAAATGATAACAATAAACAGGTCTTCGTCGTCAGGTTTGAATGCGGCACGCCAGAGTGGTAATATTAGCGAAGATACAGTAGACTTAGCAGTGCCACGAGGAGCGGCAATAAGAACTCTGGGTACCTTCTGATTTTGGAGATTACGGTAGACTTCTGTATGAAAAGGTGGAATTTCAGCTTTAAGAGCAGTGGGAAAGCAGATTTTCCCAAAGAGCCCCATAGACTTATAAAACTTTTTAAGCGTCTGCTGTAATTCGTAATGCTTCTCATAATCCATCTCTTATCTTTTTTTTATAAAGAATCTTCTTCTCAACCCTCTTCTTTTGAGTCGATTTCTTCTTCTTCCTCTGTTTCTCTCTGCGATAATTTTTGTGGCTCAACCTTAACCTCCGTCTGTTTAGCAATCAACTTACGCTCCTCTTCGGCTATATCATCAATTAAACGCTTTGTTTCAACAGCTTCTAATGATTGAGTAGTAACAGTCTTCTGCTTTTCGTTCATTCCGTGCAATTCCATCAACTTTTCAGCCGCTCTCATAAGATTTGTAACATCCTTCTTACCTTTAGCCATCTGTATGGTCTCATTTAAGAGCTCCATTGTTGCATCTTGGGTTAAACCGTGACCCATTAATAATTTTTGTAACTCTTCTCGTACCATCGACTTAAAGACCTCCGATTTCATATGGCGTTTCCATTTCCTATTATCCTGTGGAGTGGTTGAACCAAGAGCCATATCTATTGATAAATTGTAATCCATTGTCTGAGCATAGGCCATTGCGAGGTTTTTCATCTTATCTTGACCCGCTCGAACCTCTAATTGGGACTTACCAGTAAAAGTATGGGGAGTTCTGCGTCCCTGAGCATTTAACTTAGTAGTTTTGTACTTAGGTTGAAACATATGATACCCCCAAGGGAACCTGAGATATATAGTATCAGAACCAGATTCCCTATGAGGGTACGTCTTTTTAGAAATAACAAGAGCAACTATTCCATCATCCGATAGAGCGTACTGCCCCGCTTTTACATCTTTCCAGTGTTCGTAAGGAATATTTTGAGTATCCGCTTCTTCCCTAGAGTAAATACTATAGAATATCTTACCAGTTTTATGATTTATAGGTATTTGATACATAAAAGAAGGATTCTCTTAAGGTAAGTACGAATTTTGATGACTATTAGCTCAATCAATAATTTCAAAATGAACTAAATCGTCGAAATTGTTGTCTTTAGTAGTCCTCTGACCCTGTTTTAGGCTAGAATCAGACCAGTCACCACCCCATCTAACGTCTACATTCATAGAAGCGGCTATTCCTAAGACAAAACCACCTAAATAGTGGAAATCATCTCTCGCATTCCAGTCTATAGGATAAGGAGCTATGTCAACTGCCTTCCCTTCCATATGTTTACCAAACTTTAACTTAGACTTCCCTGCTAACATAAGCTCTTCTTGTCTCTCTTTGGAGCGAAGTCCCTCAATAACTGTGATATCAAAGTATTTACATACTTCATTTAAGACATTTTGGAGTCTAGCATCTACTCCACGAAGCCTTTCCTTAGACCTCTTACCGAATTTAGGCATTTGATTCTCCTTTATAGTGAGTGCTGGTCGCTAAGAAAGCTTTCTTTCTTTACCCGTGGGAGTTTGCGCTTTCACCTTTTCATACCAGTTAATAACCGCCTCGTAAAGCTTTGCCTGACGCTCAGACCGCCTAAAACCATCAAGTTTAGCTAAATCACTATAGACTAGTTGGTAATTCAGGCTTTTGTCAGGGTTAAGGTACTTAAAATATGGGGAAGATTCAACGATAAAATACTTTTTTGGTCTGAGTACTAGCAGTTGTACTGCGAGTTAGCTTTTCTTGTTATAATCTATGATTTACACTGTCATTTGTACTGCTAGTATACAACCATTAATACTATACGAGTCAAGCTAAAAAGAAAACTATTTTTAAAAAAATATTCTAGACTGGGAGTGTGTGATATACACTGCACCAGTCCCGTTCAGTTTTCACGGGGTGGGTCTTCAACTACGTTGAAACCACTTTTAACAGTAGGTTAGTCCCGCACTCGCAGGCTCGCACTTGCCACGCCCAAGAGCCACTAACCCACAGTTAATACGTTACCCACCACCGCTCAACATCCGTGACTATGGTGCGTCTACCCCTGCACACTATGGTGTTGTGATTCATTTCCTTCATCCTTCATATCCATACTGGATGTGATGCTAATTTCTATAGAACGGAGTTCTAAATGCCTAGAAATCAATCATCCCAAGGTACTGTAGCCAATACCTATAAAGGGTCTGAAAATGCCCGTGGTGAATTCATCCACGAGACCGATGAAGCTGGTCGCTGGAAGAAGTCTAACAACCTACGGGTCACTGGCCCTGAAGGGTACAGTATGAAGACGTCCCTTACTGCGAAACAAGTTTCTGCTTTCGGTGACGCTTATCCTGACCTTCAGTTCACTGCTGATACGGACTATATCCTAGTATCCACCAACAAGTTGGATGGTAACAAGGAGAAAGACCTAGAGCCAGCAGTCGTTGGGTTCTACAGACCTAAAAGAGCACAGGTCAAGTTACCCTAACGTGCCAGCCCTATACGTGATGTATAGGGTTTTATTATACGGAAGTAAATGCGGCATTCAGTAATGAGTGCTGTATTTGTTTCCATTTCTTTATGATACCAAGGATGAAGTTAATATGTCATAAACAGCGTTACAGAGTCTATTCTCGTAGCTTCTGCAAGGTATGGTGGTGCATACTACCCAGACATATTACCACGACGGGTGGCTTCCGTCAGATAATGAAGAGATATGCGTAAGGGGCTCTTCACTTCATCCATAAGAATTGCTCTGGTGCATCAGGGCTTTAGTCCCCCGAAGGGCCAAGGGTAAGATACGTTCGCTCGTTTCCTTATAATGACGCAGAATTGCGTAAGTGTGTTGGCAACCGATAACTGGTTGTCAGACATTTCAGGTTGCAACCTGCATTAGCCCTTGAGAAGTTTTTTATTATGTTAACAAGTAAACACGGAGTCAAGTATGCCTGTATTTACACCTGAAAGTCTGAAGGCTCTCATCAATGATGTGGTCTTTTGGAGTAAGCATACCAATGGTAAAAGAGTCGGTAAGCATCTTGTAGTTAAAGCAATTCTACAAGGTAATGCTGGTTGGCTCACTCATTATGTTAAGACCTGTCAAGAAGGTACTCTGCATAAGCTCCCATCTAATTGGTGGAAGAGAAAGAATGAGTACCTCTGGTAGACAAGAAGTTGTACTTCCATATGGAATAAAGTCATTGTTCGATTTAGAGCAATGGCTTCGTTCTGTATTCTTTTCTTCGTATGAGCGGGAAGTTAAGGAGTGCAATTTAGAAGAGTTAATTGCTAAAGCTCTCCAAGTGGAGAGTTCTATTGACGCTGAAATTGACGCTCAAATTGATGAATATTATGATAAATATGAACAAATGGAGTCTTAATGGTCATAATGAACATACCTGAATGGTTGAGTATTATACTCGCTTTAGGGTTTTCCTTATTTTTTTGGTCTATTGGTATATTATGTGCAATGATTATCGGTGGTATATTTAATAAGGGAGTTAAACAAGTATGGTCAAGGGTATTTGGATAAATGCCTGATATCCACGATATGGCACAAGATGCCAGACCATCAACACACGAGTTATTCGGTTTTGATACTGATGAAATAACTGATGTAGAATGGCAGGATGTCCATTATAGTGACTATCCTGACTTCTCTGATGCCTTTATTGCAAGTGCAAATTATAAAGGTAAAGAGATGACTGAAGGTGAGTTAGATAGGCTAATGGATTTATATCCTAATTGGTGCTATCAATCATTATTGGATGCCGCATTCTAATGCCAAAAGGTATTAACAGGTACATAGATAACTCTATTGCCAGAACTCGTACAGTAGGAATTTTAATCAAGTGTATTGAAGTCCTATTGAAGTATTCTTCCACCAAATTACCCATCAGAGTAAGACAGCTTTCAGAACAGTGTTTAGCAGAGTATAACTTTGCTATTACGCAGAAGACGAAAGGTCACACAATGACAAGATGGGCAAAGGAAGATTATTTAAGTAACAACAACTGATTTATACATTTGGCCTAGTTCACCTTACCAAAGGTTGGAACGCCAAGGTTTGGGTAGGATTGTCAGTATAAGCGATTGATTTCCCGCTTCCTATATTCTACCCAAACAATTATTATTCTCTTCCGAATGTGGTCGTGCGACCGTAATCCCCGAAAAGTATAATCTAAGGTGAGTATGTTTGAACTGAGTGTCGACACAAAGGAGGCGCTTAGGAATGATGTCAAGCTGGAAATTGTAGTTATTAAGGGTGAAGACTAGGGATAAAGACGCCCTGCTGGTAGGATGTCATTGCCCAGAAGAGTGGCAAGCAGATTTGACCAACTGCATTTGGAAGAGATAGATTTTAACAAATAAGGAGGAGACTATGGAAGTTATCATATTCTCATTATTAATGCTGATAGTTGTAATGTGCACATTAATTATAGCAATGCTACCTGAAGAAAGAGATGACTTCAAGTAATGGATAACATATTAATGTCATTATTCGCACTACTGGCAGTAGTTAGTATCGTCTTTATTATATGGGTAACTCAAACTTTAATTGATGTAGCCAAAGAAAGAGATGAATGGCGTGAAAGAGCAGTTCGAGTTAATGCTATTTTACAGGAAATAGATGAATTACGACCATTTAGGTCAAATACTCGAGTAAGTCCGAACAGTAATGATTCGGCATTGCAAACCCTCTCAAAAGGAGAATAGGTACCTATGGCAAAAGTTTATGCGATATCTTTCCATTCAGGTGGTCAGGTACACGAACTGGAAGCTAATTCCCCCGCCGATATTGCCTCTGGCTGGGACTTATCCTTGAAAGACGTCGAAATCTTCGTTAATGAAGATAAGGCAAACGTGAGCTCTGACCTTCGGGACGGAGATTATGTTTCTTTTCAACGGAATAAAGTCACATCAGGAAGCGATATTGTAGACTTCGCTCTACGGTAGGGTAACTGGTTTGCTTAATGTGGGGGCTGAATGTTCGGCCCCCAACCTTTTAACATTTAAACAAGGAGTAATTAATGGATAAGGGTAAAATCAAATGTCTAATGGAAATATTCCCCGCTTTAAAGCGTATGGATGGAGAAAATAGACAAATACAGCTAGACATCATTGATAAAAACTTCGATATACCTTATTGGAGAAATTA